CAGGTTTCGTGCTTCCTCGAAGAGCCTCGCGAACGTAACGATGCCGCGCCTCCTGCAAGATCCGGCAAGGCGAGCGATGATATAGATGGGGATGCGATTCCGTTCTGATATCAGGATTGATATAATCGGGTTGCCATAGTCTGCACCGCATGGCGGATTATGGTTGCGGCTCATCGGGAATGCTCGATGGCCCGTTCTAGCCAATGCCTGACGGCGGCTAGCTGAGAGTGCGGCAGGATCGGCTCCCTGCCCTTTGCTTGATCAGCGAGGGAAAGCCGGATTAACAGGAGGGATGAATGACTGCAATTTGCAAGTGGTGCGGTAGTGACGGCGACGAGTGTTTGTATACTCAATGCCATGATATGCCGAAAGATGAGGACCATGCTCCATGTGGCGCGTTTATCCCAACTGATGATGATAGCCAACTGCAGGAGGGATGAATGACATACGCAATTCAGATTATTGTTTGCTTGACGATGGCATTTTTGGGGATTGTTTTCTCCGGAGTAGGTGGGTTGTTCGCCGAGCGTAACGAGGAAAACGCAGCTAGAGTTGCTTGCGTGCTATCCGCATTTCTCATCACTCTAGCCATTCTGGTGCGCCCATGACCACGCAAAAGCCTAAGCCTGATTATTTGATCAATGTGTGGTCCGATGGGCTTCTAGCGCATCCTATCTCACCAAGTTTTTGCCAGAGCGCGATGTGGCATGCAGCTAAAAACCGGAAATCACCACTAAGAATGCGTATCCCCTACCGCATCCGCGTTTACCTCAAGACAAAGGCCGCGTCATGAACGTCAGCACTCATGCAATCAGGCGATATGCTGAGAGGGTGATGAATATCCAGATCCCCGAATATCTGACAGACGCGGGAGCGATGACACACCTGCGTAGCCTTTGCTATAACATTGACGATATAGAGCGCCAGATTGCTCAGGCCGTATCCCCGCACGTTGTTGCTGGTCAAAGCGGTTCATATGCATTCGGCGCGTGGCGTGTTATCATGCGCAACGGAACACTTGCATCCATTGTGCCGATTGCCACACCAGATGAATGGGCAGCAAAGAAGCGCAACCGCAACAAGGAAGGCCGCGTGAGAGCAATGGAAAACGAAAGCTACGCATGAGAAAGCCATTTCCGAAATACGATGCTTTTCATGCTGAATTGCGGGAATGCCAAAGGATCGGCCTTGCGTATGTCGCGAGCGATCCAACCAGCTTTGCTATTCTGGATGCGGATGATATGCGTCGAGAGGGGAAAATCCGCGAGGCTCAGAAGATGGAGAATTGCGCAGCATTGGTAGCCCGCGCTCAAGCGGTAGCTATGGCCGCTGCCCGTCGCGGGAATATCAGGATGAAGCCGAGGAAACTTAGCGCATGACTGTAAGCATCTCCCCGCCTCACCGTGAGCCTAATGGCCGTCGTCAACGTGCAACGACAAAAGCCGCTATCGAAGCTGCACAACGCGAGCACGAGGAACGGGAAAAGCAAGCCGTGAAGCGTCAACGCCTCGCCACAGGTGCGACCGAAAAGAACTGGACGGATCAACGCTGGTCTAGTCCCATCGGCTCATTCGTCATGCGCGCTCGTGAGCAATCCACATGGGAGCCATACTGTGAGGACGCCATGCAGGAGCTACGCGGCATCGTCCGGCGCTGGCGTATGGTGGAGGGCCTGAGCGACCCTGAGACGGGCAGAAACACCGAGGGCGTTGCAACCATGCTAGAGGTCGACCCGATGCTGCCGACGCGGCTGTTTAACCGCTGGCAAGACGCTATCGGATATGTGCGCTGGAACGCCGGCAATGCAGAGGCCGTGTGCGTCAAGGATCTCTGCGAGGAATACAGCGACATCCAACCGGGGAAAGAGCGCTTGGCAATTCGCGGGTTAATCAGTCTTGCCCGTCATTTCGGGATGGCTTGACCATGCCTTGCGATATCGCCTTTCCAAAAGCCACGCCATGAAGAAAGGCATTAAATGCCATATTGGCCGAACCGTCTTGGTATACCGAGCCAGTGCTCCAAATCGTTTTCGGCTCCTTATCTAAACGAAACCTCATTGATGGGCTTGACTTTACAATACGATCAAACATTTCCACTGCTTCATAATGTTCTTTGCTGCCAAGCTTCATTTTTTGCTATCCTCATTAAGGTTTGAAATCAGATTTACGATCAGAAATTGTAAGCGACAAGGCCACGGGCTTTGCAGATGGCGTTAGCCTCGCGCTTGCCGGCAACGACGATCTTCTCTCCGTCATTGAATTCGTCTCCATTGCACGGGCGGGCCACGATGGTCAGAACGTATCCGGCAGGGGTCTTGTTGAGGTAAGCGATCATCTTCGTTCTCCGTGGTTGGCTCTTGCGCCGTTTCGATAATTGTTTATCTCATATGCTGCATTAAATCGCAAGAGGAATAATGAGATTGCGCAAATTATTTTTGATGTGACAGGGCGCTTGACACTATGCATAAACCGTGCCAATAGTCAGACAGCAACGATGGATAATTGCGCCTTAGGTGATTTGTGAGCGAAAAAGTAAGGCCCTCTCCAGAGCAGGATGAGAAGGGCCGCTTCAAAGCGGGTAATAGCGGGAATGGCGGAAGGCCTAAGGGCGCAAGGTCTGTTCTTGGTGAAGCGTTCCTGATAGATATGCAGACTGCATGGGAAGCGCAGGGCGCTGAGGTGATTACGCGAGTGATTGCTGAGAGGCCGCAAGACTTTCTCAAGGTAGTCGCCGGGCTTCTCCCGAAGGACGTGAACCTGAATATAAATCCGGCAGAAGAGTTGAGCGATGACGAGCTTGTCAGGCGCATTCGGAAACTCGACGCCACAATCCGACCTTTCCTCGATGCTGAGGGAGCAGGCGGCTTTGCTGGCGGAGATGGACCGGCGCAGACGCACTAACGCGCTCAAGCATTATAGTCCTTACGCAAAGCAGAAAGAGTTTCACGCCATGGGCAAGACGATGCGCGAGAGATTGCTACGCGCCGGAAACCAGAATGGCAAGAGCTTTTGCGTTGGATCTGAAGCGGCCTATCACCTGACCGGCCAGTATCCTGCTGTTGGTGATCCTGGATTCCCGGAAGGATGGCAAGGCCGGGTGTTCGACCATCCGACGGTTGTATGGGCATCTGGCGAGACGGCTGAGGCAACCCGAGACAATCCGCAACGCGTTCTTCTTGGCCTCCCTGGTGAAACTGGTACCGGAGCAATCCCGGCCGCCGAACTCGGCGAATACGGCATGGCATCAGGCACGGCCGATCTGTACGACTACATCAAGGTCAAGCACTACACCAACGGCGCGTTCGATGGCTGGTCAATGCTTCGCCTGAAGTATTACGCCCAGGGCCGGCGCAAGTGGCAGGGGCCGCCCGTCGACTTCGTGTGGTTCGATGAAGAGCCGCCAGAAGACGTTTACTTCGAGGGCATCACCAGAACGAATGCGACAAAGGGCCTTATTGCCCTGACGTTTACGCCTCTCAAGGGCATGTCAAGCGTTGTTGCTCGCTACGTGCTGGAGGAAAGCCCGGACCGCAAAGTCGTCACGATGACCATTGACGACGCCGAGCACTATTCGCCGGAAGAGCGTGCCAAGATCATCGCCAGCTATCCCGCGCATGAACGAGAGGCACGAACGAAGGGTGTCCCGTCGCTTGGATCTGGCCGCATTTTCCCTGTCGAGGAAGACCTGATCAAGGTAGAGCCGTTCGCTATCCCGAAGCATTGGGCGCAGATCAACGGCCTCGACTTCGGCTGGGACCATCCTACCGCCGCCGCGTCAATTGCGTGGGACAGGGACTCGGATGTTATCTACATCACCAAGGGATACCGCCAGCGCGAGGCAACACCGGTCATTCACGCAGCAGCCATCAAGCCGTGGGGAACGTGGATTCCTTGCGCATGGCCTCACGACGGCAACAACGACACGGCAGCCGGGACAAACCTTGCAACACAGTATGGCGACCAGGGGCTAAACATGTTGCCTGAGCGCGCCACGTTTGAAGACGGGTCCAACTCGGTAGAGGCGGGTGTTATGGAGATGCTTGACAGGATGCAGACGGGACGCCTAAAAGTGTTCTCGACTGTCGGCAATTTCTTCGAGGAAATGCGGCTTTACCATAGAAAAGATGGTAAGATTGTAAAAGAGC